GGTTGAAGTTGGCCCCAGACCAGAACGCATAGGCGGGATGGGATAGGCTGGACGGGGTGGAGATGTAGGTCTGACGCCACTTCTTGTGCATCGCCATGCCGGAGGCCACCTTGCGGAACTCAAGGAAGCCATGGATCCAGAAGTACTCATCCATGTAGATGTTGCCATGGTAGCTCTGGGCGGTGCGGGCGTTGGTACCGAGGAAGTAGAGGTGCGCCCCGTTCGGCAGCACCATGGGGTCGCCCTTGAGCTCGACCCCTTCATCCTTGGCAAACTGGATGATGTACTGCTTGAACACATGGGCCTGCGCCTTGCTGGCCGACAGGAAAATCTGGTTGCGCCCGGTGACCAGGGCGTCGATGAACGCCTCGAAGGCAAAGAAGTAGGTCGCCCCAATCTGGCGAGACTTGAGCAGGTTGCGGATCCTGTGCTGGTTGCCAGCCTCGTACCAGGTGCGCTGGTAGCCAAACATGGTGGACTCGAAGCGCTCGATCAGCCGCTCTTGCTGTTCGGGCTCCACCACATTGCGCTCGGGTGCCTTCTTCGGCCCCTTGTTGCGGTTCGCCACCTTGGGGTTGAGGTCGGCCTCATTGCCTCCGTTGCTGTACTTGTTGACCCGGGCGACCCGCTCCAACTGCCTGCCCAGCAGGTCAATCTCCTTGAAGTCGCCGCCGGTTTTCACCTCCTTGGCGATCAGCTGACACATCCGCGCCTCCAGCGCGAAATCGACCCGGTCGATGGGTTTGATGTCATCCCAGCCGTCGCGGGATTTCCAGGTGCCGACCGTCCCCTCCGGGGTCGCCAGCAGCTCCGCAATGGCTCGGATCTTGTACCCCTGGAAGTACAGGTGCATGGCCTGCCTGCGGGGTTCGATATGGGGGAAGAGTAAGGGTGCTGTCATGGCGCCAGTCTACCCAGCACGCCAAACACAAAGCGCGCGCCCCAGTTGTATACAGCGGTTTTACAACAGCCACAGATTGAAGGATCTGGCGCACAAACCAGACCATGAGCCCGACCAGAAACCCAATCACCAAAGGGATCCCAGCTCATGGCGAAGAAAGCAAAATTCAAGCGCGTCGCGGTGGCAGGCCAAACCACCGACGGCCGCACCATCGCGCCGGAATGGCTCACCCAGGCAGCCAAAAACTACAACCGCGAAAAGTACGGCGCCCGCGTCAACCTCGAACACTACCTCAGCCCGTTCCCTGATAGCGATTTTCGCGCCTATGGCGACGTGATCTCCGTCTATGCCGAAGAGGTCGAGATCGACGGCGAAAAGAAAATGGCCCTGTTCGCCGATATCGACCCCACCGAAGACCTGATCAAACTCAACAAAGCCCGCCAGAAGGTTTACACCTCCGTCGAGCTGGATCTGGACTTTGCAGGTACCGGCGAGGCCTACCTGGTAGGTCTTGCAGTGACCAACACCCCCGCCAGCCTTGGTACCGAATACCTCCAGTTCTGCGCCGGTGCTGGTGACAAAAGTCCGCTGGCAGCGCGCAAGCAAAAATCGACCAACCTGTTTACCTGCGCCATCGAAACCGAGGTCGAATTCACCGAAGAGGGCGACAAGGGCCCAGGTCTGCTGGAACGGGTCACCGCGCTGTTCTCCACCCACAAGAAGCAATCCATCGCCGATTTCAGCGACGTGCACCAGGCCGTCGAAACGGTGGCAAAAGAAGTCACCAGCCTTGATGCCGACCTGCAGAAGAAGTTCACCGAGCAGGCCCAGACCCTCACCGAGCTGACCAGCAAGCTGGATGCCACCGCCAAGGCGCTGGCCGACCTCACCGCCAACCTGGAAGGCCAGGAAGCGCTCAGCCACAAGCGCGATCCCGCCACCGGTGGCGATGGCACCACCATTCAAACCGACTGCTAAGGACCATGCCCAATGCGTAACGAAACCCGCCAGAAGTTCAACGAGTTCACCGGCCAGGTGGCCAAACTCAACGCCATCACCAGCGCCATGGTGCAGTTCAACGTGCAGCCCAGCGTCCAGCAGACCCTGGAAACCAAGATGCAGGAGTCCGTCGCCTTCCTCTCCATGATCAACATGGTGCCGGTGGATGAACTCAAAGGGCAGAAGGTCGGCATCGGTATCAGCAGCACCATCGCCGGCCGCACCGACACCGCCACCAAAGACCGCCAGCCCAACGATCCGACCTCGTTGTACGCCCACGACTACGAGTGCGCCCAGACCAACTACGACACCCTGATCGGGTATGCCAAGCTCGACGCCTGGGCCAAGTTCCCCGATTTCCAGACCCGTGTCCGTGACGCCATCATCACTCGCCAGGGGCTGGATCGCATCATGATCGGCTGGAACGGTACCAGCGCCGCCAAAGACACAGACCGCAACGCCAATCCGCTGTTGCAAGATGTGAACGTCGGCTGGCTGGAGCACATCCGCCAGGATGCACCGGCGCAGGTCATGCAAGAGGGCGTGCAGGGCAGCGGCAAGATCTACGTCGATGCCACCGACGGCGATTATAAAAACATCGACGCCCTGGTATACGACGTTGTGAACGAGCTGATCAAACCCTGGTATCAGGACGACACCGAACTGGTGGTCATCTGCGGCCGCAAAATGCTCTCCGACAAATACTTCCCCATCATCAACGATGCGGGTGACAACCAGAACAAACTGGCCGCCCAAGTGCTTGTCAGCCAGAAGCAGATCGGCGGCCTCAAGGCCGTGCGTGTCCCCTTCTTCCCGGAAGACGCCCTGCTGATCACCAAGCTCAGCAACCTCTCCATCTATTGGCAAGAGGGCGCCCGCCGCCGCCATATCGAGGAAGAGCCCAAGCGCAACCGCATCGTCAACTACGAAAGCTCCAACGACGCCTACGTGGTGGAAGACTACGACTGCGCCGGCCTGGTCGAAAACATCGTCATCGGGCCTCGGCCGTAAGGGGATAGCATGACACCCGCCCGTCGCCACCGCGAAAGAGTACTGGCCGCCCTGCAAGGGGCGGCCAATCCCCAGTTCGACCAGGTCCGCGCCAACGCCTACGAACTCCAGCTGATGCAGTTGGCCGAACACCGCCGCACCCTCAAGGGCATCCAGAGCATCGAGCGCAAGATCGACGTCAAGCGCACCATGCTGCCTGTCTACAAGCCGTGGATTGATGGCCTGCTGGCCGCCGACCGCGGCGGACAGGATGACGTCCTGGTCACCATCATGCTCTGGACTCTCGACACCGGCGATCTCGAAGGTGCCTTCAACATGGCCGATTACGTGGTCCGCCACGGCCTCAGCACCCCCGATCGCTACGAGCGCACCGCCGCCACCCTGATCGCCGAAGAGGTGGCCGACACCGGCATCAAGCTGCAAGAGGCAGGCGCGGGCCCCAGTTATGGCCTGCTGTGCGCTTACCTCGAACTGCTGACCCACTGCGACATCTTCGACCAGGTACGCGCCAAGCTGCACAAGGCCGTGGGCCGCGCCGCACTGGCCGAAGGGTTCAAGGAACAGGCCGCCCAGCACTACCAACGCGCCATCGAACTGCACGACAAAGTCGGCATCAAGAAAGAGCTCGAAGTGCTGGAGCGCGAAATCAAGAAGCAAAAAGCCGCAGAGCTGCCAGTCGCCAGCGACGTAAGCGCCGCCTCTGTTACGGCACCGGCCAATGCCGAGGCCTGCCAAGAGCAAGCCACCGAACAGCAAGGCCCCGCCCCCGGCGAGGCCAGCTAACAGAGCGAACCCCGCACCCTGGGCGGCTCGGGCCTGACGAATGCCAACGGCATACCAGACGGCCCGACCACCGCCCAACCACCGGGGGAAGGAGCAGCCATGACCTCAGGATTCATCCCCACCAATCCGGCCGGCAAAGACGAAGGCGAGATCAGCAGCGCCCCGTTCTGGCCGGTCATCAAACTGGCCGACCTGCGCGCTATCATGCGTACCGATGGCACCATCACCACCGAGCGGCTGCGCCATGCCGTGATCGACGCCATCGCCGCCGTCAACAGCGACCTGAGCGGCTGGGCCATCAACCGTCAGGGCGACGGTTACACCGCACTGGCCGACGTGCCATCAGAGAGCATCGCCACCGAATCCGTGCTGGTGCACTGGTATCGCCGCGCCGTCTACAGCATGGCCCGCGCCAACCTCTACGAGCGCTACCTCGACAGCACAGCCACTGCTGACGCGGTCAAAGACGCCGAGCCGCGCAACCTCACCGCCGACGACCTCTATCGCGACGCCCGCTTTGCCATTCGCGACATCCTCGGCACTACCCACACCACGGTCGAGCTCATCTGATGCAGTTGCGCGCCCAACAGGGGGAAACCCTCGACCTCATCATCAACCGGCACTACGGCTACACCGCGGGCATCACCGAACAGGTGCTGACGCTCAACCCTCGGCTGGCAGAACTGGGGCCCATCCTGCCGATGGGTACCCTCATCACCCTGCCAGATGCCCCCACCCAGGCCGAAGCGCCCCTGATCCAGCTATGGGACTGACCCATGAGAGCACTGACATGAGCCGCCTCGACGACGAACTTGAACGACAGGCCGAGATCAGCGAGCTGCAACTCGCAGCCCGCATCCATGCCGCCCGCATTGCGGGCACCGGCCCCCACGACTGCATCGACTGCGACGACCCGATCCCGCAGGAGCGCAGAGAAGCGATCCGGGGCTGCGAACGCTGCACCGACTGCCAAACCATCCATGAGTTTCAAACCGCCCGCCACTACGGCGGCCAGCGATAACAACAGGAGAGCAAGATGCCCGAACCCATCTCATCCAGTGCAGCAACCATGACCCTCACCGGGCTGGCTCTGCTGTCCCTCTTCCCCGGCGTAGATCCCGGCGTGCTCCTTGGCGCATTTGCCGGGGCGCTGGTCTTTATTGCCACCACCGCCGAACTCGGCAACCTGCGTAAGGCGGGCCTGTTCATCGCCGCCTTCGTTACCGGTGCACTGGCGGCCCCGCTGGTTGCCACCGTACTGGCCAGCGTCCTGCCGCAAAGCGTCGAAGTGCCCAAAGCAGTAGGCGCCCTGCTCGCCTCGGCGTTGGCCGTCCACCTGCTGCAGTGGGCCTTGCGCAAAGCGCCGGAAGACCTGCTCAAACTCCGCAAAGGGGGCTGACATGCTGACCATCCTCTACGCCATGATCTGCGCCGCCATCGCCATCCGACTGGCCACCTTCAACCGTAACGGGGGCTACTATCGCCCCATTCCAGCACTGTTGGCGTGGCTGCTCACCGTCGCCGCCGGGTCCGTGCCGCTGCGAGCCCTGCTCGGCGTGCTGCCTGTACCTGACCCCGCAGCCGTGTTGTTGGCAGCCATGGTGCTCACCGCCCTGATCGGTTCCCGCGGATCCGTCATGCGCCTGCTGCCAAGGCGCCGTCAACACCCCACCACAGCCAGCCACCTGAACGGGAGGTTTCAACCATGACCCTCAAAAAAGGAGCCATCGGCGCACCGGTGGCAGAACTGCAGCAACTGCTCACCAGGGCAGGCTACAAGGTGGCAGACGATGGCTGGTTTGGCGGTGCCACCGAGCAGGCCGTGATCGCCTTCCAGCGCGACCACCTGATTGTCGCCATCGGGCAGGCAGGGCCCCGCACCCTGGCCGCCCTGCGCGGGGCCGCCATCGGCAATCAGCTCACCCTCACCGATCTGCAGCACGCCGCCGAACGGCTTGGCGTCGAGCTGGCCAAACTCGCCGCCTTCGCCCAGGTCGAGGCCGCCGGTGAAGGGTTCGACGACTGCCAGCGCCCGCGCCTGCTGTTCGAGCGCCATGTGTTCTTCAAGCAACTGGCCAAACACCAGGGGGAAGCCGAAGCCAACCGCATGGCGGGCCTGTATCCGGCCCTGTGCAACCCCAAGCGCGGCGGCTATCAGGGAGGGCCAGCAGAATGGGCCCGCCTGCAAACCGCCATGACCTTGCACCGCGCCGCCGCCATCGAGTCGGCCAGTTGGGGGATGTTCCAGGTGATGGGCTTCCATTGGCCCGCGCTGGGCTACGCCTCGGCAGACGACTGGCTGGCCGCCATGCAGCGCAGTGAAACGGAACACCTACGCGCCGTGGTCGGCTTTATCGAGCAGGACCCGGTGCTGCACAAGGCGCTCAAGGCGGGCAAGTGGGCCGACGTGGCCCGCCGCTACAACGGCCCCGCCTACAAAGAAAACCGCTACGACACCAAGCTGGCCGAGGCATACGACCACTTTACCAAGGTCTATCCGGTGAAGGAGGTGGCAGATGCCTCGGCCTAAGTGCGGTCACTTGGTAGGGAAAACCTGCACCAAGCTGGATGCGAAGTG